TGCATCAAGTACAGTTGATTTACCAGCACCATTCTCTCCTATAATCAATGACGATTTATTTAAATTTAAATTTAATTCTGTCCAATGATTACCATATGATAGAAAATTTTTCCATCTAATTATATTAAAATTAATCATGCTACGGATAAAGCCTCTTCATATAATTCTCTCATTAATGTTTTCACCTTGTCTTTGTCTAAACTAATTTCTAAACCCTCTACATATTTCTCTAATATAGTAACAGTGTCCTCAGCTTCATTAATAATATCATCTGTATCTTCTAAGTCTAAATTCAAATGATCTTCAACGATCTGTAAATTAATTAATTCATTTTTTTCTAGTCGTTCAATATAACTATCAAACAAATATGGATTAGTTTTATTTTTAATAATTACTTTTATAAATGAATCCTTATACTGATCAAAGTCTATTTTTGTTATGTCTTCAAAATCCATATTCTGATCATCATACCATAACTTATGAAACATAATAAATGGATTCACAACTCTAGTCAACTCTCTTGTTTCTGTATCGAAGACATGGAACCCCTTTTCATCTTGATAGTCCATCCATGTCATTTCATATGGGCAGCCCAGGTAATTGATATTACCTTCAGTTGATTTGTGATGATAGTGTCCAGAACATACCATATCAAACTTATCGAATGCTTTATGGTCCATGCCTTCATGCATGACATGGCCTCTCATAAACTCAAAGCCCTTTAGCTCAAGATGTGACATAACAATCTGAGCTTTTGTTTTACGTACTAAGTCCATTGTCTGTTGATGGTTACCCATACATATCCATGGAAGCATAAGAATATCTAACCCGTCTATTTGCACTTCTGTGGGGGCTTCATACTCTATGATATTATCGTACTCCTGCAATAACAAATATATAGAATTTAACTCAATAGTATTTTTATATACTGCATCGTGATTGCCTACAATCATATGCGTCTTGATTCCATTCTCTTTTAATGGGTCAAAGAACATTGCCTTTGCAGCTTTTAATGATGTGAATGAAATGTACCTTCGTCGATCAAAGGTATCTCCTAAATCAATAACTTCTTTAATGTTATGTTCTTTTAGGTATGGAAAAAATACCTCATCATAAAATTTCTTTTGATGGGCTGCTACTTTTAAATTATCATTACGAGCACCAAAATGCAAATCGGTTACCAAAGCGACCTTCACTATCTACTTCTCCTTATAAAATTGTTCCACTCCACGTGGTTCTACTTTTGGTTTTTTATTTTTTAACTTATCTAATTTTTCTTTTTCTTCATAGTTTCTAACAAAATCTGTCATGTATTCAGTTGGTTCATAGCTTTGGACATCAGCAACCATACGAGAACCATCTATAGGATCTACAAACTCATCAAACGCTTGGAAGTTTTCAATCGCTTTGTGTTTAATATATAATTGTTTCTTTTCTTTTTGAATCCTTCGCAAGAATGCATAGTATATTATTTGTGTGAAATAGGCAAACGGATTTTTAGATTTTTTTGGATCAAAATTATTAATATAATTTATACAGTTCTCTATTCCATCACTAACCATCTCTTCTCTGAATGTATAATTTATAAAATTAGGTTTAGTTGATAGTCTATTTGCTATTTTAAGTAATGCTGATCCAACCATGTCAGGTACTACTGGGGGTGGGTCACCAGACTCCTCTGCTTCATTAACAGCTTGTTTAAACTCTACCATTACTGCATAAAGCATCTTGTTATCTACATAATGTGCCATCGTTAATGTATCGTAGTGTTAGCTGGAGCTATTAACACATCTTCTATATCATCTACTTCAGTTTCAATCTTATCATATTTTTTCATTCTTCTTCTATACTCCTGTTCAGCAGCCTCGACCATTTCTCCCATGTCGTGATCTACTTCATTATGATCTGCATGCTTAAGAAAAAAGTCATAATGTTTTATTGCATTACTACTAACATCCTTAGCATACGTTAATATATTGTGCCGTTCTACAACGACTGATGGGTTTTCATTAAATAACATCCAATGAGAACAACGCATCATTTCATGGCCGACTGGTGTTATCACTCTACTAATTAGTACGGGGTTGAAGAGAGTAACAGAATGTTTATCTTCTTCCATAACCTTAGCTATGATCTCGTCCCCGTTCATTAATTTAAAAACTGCGTATTCCATATCTACTCCTTGAGATCTACTCTGTATATCTTATACGGAAACTCTTCCTCGTTATAAATTTTTAATCGTTCTGCAAAATGCTCTAAAGAATAATTCTTCCATCCCTTATATCTTAAATCATCTACTAGATCGAACAATCTAGCTTCAGTTTTACCACTAGCTGTCCTAAGTCCTCTTCCAATTGACTGGAGATTGCGCACTCGGGACTTACTTGGACTGCAGAACACGATGTTATGCAAGTTGCGAATATTAACACCGGTACTAAAAGTACCATATGATGCAACGATAATTGCATTGGTTTCTTTCTCTACAATTTGTCTAATGTTATCTCGCTCTTCTCCTTTCACACCACCGTGTACAAAGAATACTGATCTCTTTGTATCAACATCTAGCATATTGTACAACACTTTACCATGCTTGTCAACGAAATTAAATAATGCTAACGTGTTACCATCTAAACTGGTACATAAATTTTTAATGAATCTATTACGTGCTTCGTTTCTTACTATAAAATCTATCTCATCTTGATACTTAGCACGTCTTAATAATATCTTTGTCTGATCTGAATACTTCAGCGTAATAATATTTATCTTAAACTTAGATAGATGCTCGCTTTTAATAAGCTCAGCAGTAGTTGTTACTTTTTCAACTGGGCCAAACAATCCTTCTAGTACTAACTTATGTGTCACTGTACCATCTAATGTTCCTGTGAAACCAAACCTCCATGGGCACTCTGTCAACTTTGTCATAATATTTGATAGAGACTTCGCTTTAAATAAATGAGCTTCATCTCCTATCACTACACCAAATCTACTAAACCATTTCTTTGGCATCTTATAAATTGACTGCCATGTTGTAATAGTTATCTCACTCATAGTATCTTTATCTTGACCAGCAGTAATCTTATGACACTTTTCTCCATAACCATAGTCTTCAAAGTCCGAAGCCATCTGATGTACCAATGCTGTAGTAGGAACAATGATAAGTTTGTTTGCTGGATAGTATCTACTAAGCATATAAATGATAAGAGATTTACCAGAAGCTGTTGGAGATAAAAGAAGGCACCTTTTGTTTCTTATTGCATGAGCAATAGCTTTCTTTTGATAATCTCTTGGTGTGTATTTCTTGGGTAGTCTTACACTCTTAGAAAGATCATCAACCTCCTTCAATGAAAACTCTGTCTGAAAAAAAGATATGTCTTCTTTTATATCTAATTCATATCCTCTTTGTGTACAAAACTCTTCTATCTTAGGATACAAACCAAAATACATTTGCTTAGTCATCTGATTAAACAAACGAATCTTACCATCCCAAAATTTATTTTGGACCTGAGGCATGAACCTAGCACCAGGTACAGTGAATGTAAAGTAGTCACTAAGCTCCTGACTTGTGCCAGGGTCACAATCTACTTTTAAATATACATCATCTAGTTTACTTACTGTCAGCATTCCAAAAACTCATCTCCTATTGTTATGCTATTGTTATTGACGTAATATGTTCTGGTTGTTGTAGTGTCCATAATACTACTTCAGCAATATACTTAGGATTCATTTTATGGGCACCCTCCCATTCTTCGTAGTCTAAATCCTTTAGAGCTTCATCACTAACAAGTGGTGTATCTACTAAGCCTGGTCTTATGTTTATTATTTTACATTGGTAACCAAGTTTCCAATACGGTAGCATATTTAATTGTTTGCAGGCATAATCTAAACCAGCCTTGAAAGTATCATAGCCAAGAAACCCCTTACCTTCTTCCCATGGTGGTATCTCATCTTTCAATTTTGGTACATCACCACCTATAGCACTCATACAAACTATTTTAGTTCTTCTAGTTCTCCATTCTTTCCATACTTTATATAACAGATCTATTTGACAACTACCATAACCATCCCAATCATATGCATTATTAAAAAATACATCACAATCTTTTATTCCTTCAACTATGGCTCGCTGACCTTCTTGTGTTCCAATTTCATGTCCATTAGAACGTGAGAAGCCAATCCATTCAATACCTTTATGGTCAAGTAGTTCAGTAAACGCTTTACCTATACCACTAGAATGTCCTGTCAATCCTACCTTCATACAAGACCTAATTCTAATAAGCCTGCCTCTGATATTTTATCTCGGCCCCACTCAGGCACAAATGTAACATCAACCTCACAAGAACGTACACCTTCTACTTTTAAAGCAGCATCTCTAACCCACACAGGCATGTCCTGTGCAACAGGGCAAAACGCACTTGTCAGTGTCATTATAATCTTACACTTGTGTTCATCTTCAAACGATATATCATATATAAGACCCAGCTCAAATATATCAATAGGTATCTCTGGATCAAATATCGTTTTCAGTTCTCGATTATTTTTTCTTCTTTTTTTTCCACTTCCAATTCCACCACTCAATTGTTCCTATATCCAAATGTTGCCAAATGGTAATTGTACCACCACCTTTAATAACTACCCATACCCATAGGCCTATGGATACGATACCTAAAATTAATAAACACCAATCAGTCATCAGTCTCTCAACCATCCTGCATCAGGATATTCAACTGGTGGATCTGCTGTAATACCATGACGATCTGTAGTCTTTGGATATGCTTTACGTCCAAAGTTATCTCTCAGTGCCGCCAAACTTTCTTCGGCTGTTGCTACATCAGATATTAACTTGGCCATATCATCTAATAGTGTTGGATGCTCTCCAATTGCTACTGGATGATTAAATGATAACTCCAATGTGGCTATTGCTTTAATACGATCTGCCTCGAACTTTTGCTCTAAGGCATCATACATTGCTTTTTTCACCGTACTCATTCTACCTCCTCTGTTGTTAAAAATTTCTTTCTTACTGCTATCAAATTTGAGTCGTGCATACTACCAGCAAATACTTCAGGGTCAAAATTATCTTTTAAGCTGTTAGGATATTCAAACCAACTAACTTCGTGACCCTCGTCACCTAAATCATTTATAAATTCCAATAACTTTTCACAAGGTTCAAACTTCTCGTGAATGTCTTCTATGAAATACCAACCTCCTGGCTTCAAATAATCCCACAAATTTATTAGTGTTGCTTTTTGTCCACTAGCAAAATGATTGCCATCATCAAAAATGATATCGTAATATTTAGCATATCTTTCCATGTTAATATGACGTCTAACCATTTCTAAGTTAGTAGTGTCACACCAATTTAATCTTACCTTGTATGACCCATCTAACTTATATAGCCTTTTTATTTTATTTTCCCATTGAAACTCTTTATCAATACCATCTACCATACAGTTAGGGAAGTAGCGTGCCCATGTAAGCAAACCTAACCCTACCCATATACCACACTCTAGTACATTTTTTATTTTATATCTATCCGGACCTAATAATTTTCCATATGCTCTATGATAATTATGTTGGTACGAACCCCTATCAGCTTTCTCATGTTTACCGAAGTTAACTTTAATCATCAACTCATCTAGTTCTTCAACATGATTATCTGTATAGTCTGGTTCGCATATTTTATATGCCGACTTTAAACTTTTCCCAATCGATTGCATTCTTTATTTGAAACCCTCTATTATTAATTGATCTTATTACATTCTCTAAGAAATCAATCTTCTCTTTTTGATACTCAAGTCTGTAATTATGTTTAACCATATCTTTATCACTATCGATGTACTTATCTACATCAGACTTTAAAACTCTTAATGGAAACACATCCCACTCTTTTTCTTTTAAAACTTCTTCTGACATATTACCTTGATAATATTCCCACTTTTCTTTATACAATATCTTGTATTCAGCCTGTAGTTTTCTTAGAGTTAATCTCTCCTGAGAAAATAACTTATAGTATTTGTAATGGAGCTTTGGTATTGTAGTTGATGCTTCTCCTAATTCTGTTCTATCAATCTCACTATCTACTTTCCATAACTCAAATAAATCATCAAGCTGCATTAGTAAACCACTCCGGTATCATTCCATGCTTCCAAGTACAGAAATGAGCTTTCTCAACTCTATAGTACTCTCTATAACCTTCTACAGGATCATCTCTACGTAACTCTGTATTAGTTATTGCTTGTACAAATTCTTTTAGTTTGTTTTGTGTGAAGCTACAATATTGTAGTTGG